TTAATTAATATACTATATAATAATTAGCATAATCAACGGAAAGGATTATTATGACATTAACAACTAACAACGTACCAGCAGAAGTAGAACGAAAGATACTTTGTGCAATAGAATTAAAGAAAGAACTTGCTAAATACGAGGAAGAAATTAAAGACGAACTATTTAAGGCAATGAAGGATCATAACATCATCAGCATTAAGAATGATGCATATACTGTTTCATTAGCCACTAGAACCACATACAAGACTTCTGGCGAAGTTCCAAGCGACTTTGCTAAAACTGTACTAGATACTACAAAAGTATCAACACACGCCAAATTATATGGTGAAGTACCTGCCGGCATTGAAACTAATACAACCGAATATCTAACATGGAGAGCAAAGTAATGAGTAAATCAGTAGAAGAAACAATTAAACTAGCCTATGATAATCAAATGCTAATTACAAATGGTAGAGCAAACGATACAGTTAAATTAGCTTATGAAAATGGAGTGCTAAAAACACTCCAAAATCTAATGATATATTTTGAAACAGGTGTTATTACTCAGATTGATATTTTAAATTTTGTAGATCAAGAAATTAATAATTTAGATAAGGAGAGATAATGGAACTAATAAAAATTGAAACATTAAAAGATATTCAGACATTTAGTGCTGAGGTAAAAAAGTTTATATTTGAAAATAAACTCTGGACTAATGTTCAGGGTAAGCCGTATGTAAATGTTGAGGGCTGGCAGTTTATGGGTGGCATGATTGGTATTACAGCCAACGTTAAAGAACTTGTTGATCTATCGACTGATAGCGAAATTCGATACCGAGCAGTGGTTGAGTTATATAAAGGCGATAAACTTGTATCATCTGGCGTAGCAATTTGCACTAATACCGAGCAAGGTAAAAAAGCGTTTCAAGAATACGCAATCGCTTCAATGGCTCAAACACGGGCAATTGGTAAAGCATATCGTATATACTTAGGTTGGATAATGAAAATGGCAGGGTTTGAATCTACACCACTAGAGGAAATGGAAGATAACTACTATGCAACCCAAGAAAAGAAAGATGCCATCATCAATGCTCACAAAGCATAATGTCGAACAAGGTACTGAAGAATGGTTATTACTACGAAGCAAATTAGTTACAGCTTCTAATGCAGGTAAATTTTTGGAAGGGGGTTATAAGGCAGCAACAAAGCAATCAACGTTTAAGGGTAATTTCTACTCAAAGCGTGGTCAGGATCTAGAGCCGGAAGCAATTGAACTATACGAACAAATCAATGAAGTAGTAGTGCAGCGATATGGTTTTATAACGAATGACAAGTATCCAAACTGTGGTGCAAGCCCGGACGGAATGACAGACAAGTTGATAGAAGTAAAATGCTTCAATGCAAATAAGCATTTATCAATAGAAGATAATAGTATTCCGTTTGAAGTAATGGCACAGATACAATTTGGAATGTTAATCACAGAGTTAGATGAATGCGATCTTATACTATATAACCCAAACTTAGATGCTGAAGATGCACTAAAGATAATTACAGTTGAAAAAGATAACAAAATACACCAAAGATTTATAAAATTAATAAAAGATATGGAAATGTAATGAATGAACAAAAATTAGAAAAACATCACGTATTGTATCCTCGTAAACTATGGAATTTGTATGATAGTGGGCATAAGTTAAGAACTAACAATGCTCTTATAGTTCCTATAACCCATGCAGGACATCTTGCAATACATGGAGAGCTTGAGCAAATGCCACTACTTGATAACTACACGTTAGATAGAGTGGTGGGACTTTTTATGCCAAGATATGATAGTAGTTTAATGATGGGAACAAATTACATTAATAACATAAATAAATTTCAAGACGCTATAGAAGAAGCAATAGATCACCCAAGAGCAAGCAGAGCAGCACGTTCGGTAGGTTTTACTGCAATTGAAGCTCTTGAATATCAAACACATATTATGAGGAAAGAGGAGTGATGGGTCACGAACATGGTGGTGGTGAATTGGCTGAAAAGTCTATAGCCCAAGAATGTGAACAAGAAGAACGAGAAACAGCAGAACGGAGGATTGCTTCATTCCATAAATCTGATGCTTATTTAGCTTACCTAGCCTTGCAAGAAATAGAAATAATTAGTAATTAAGAAAGGATCTATATGAAAATAACTAGAGGTCGACCAAAAAAGAACCCAGAAGATTTAATAAAATATAAATATATTGCTATAAAACATAATGATTATTTGAAACTAAAAATTAAGTGTACAGATATGAATGTAACTATGGTAGATTATTTTACTAAAACGCTTGCATAATGATTGTGTTTATGTATATAATTAAGCATTAAGTTAATAGGAAAGGACTTAAAATGACAAAAATAACATCTCAGGATTTCAGCGATATAAAGAAGCTGATTGACAATGGTGTAAAACCAAAAGAAATATCAAAAATGAGTGGTCGAACATTATCGACTATATCATTAATAAAACATAGCAAATCGCTTGATGAATATCATTTCAGAATAGCAGGTTATAGGTATGTTTATAAGAAGAAACATTTATCGTTGTGGGATAAAGTTTTAGTGTTTTTTGAAATAAAAAGTGTAAATGGGAAATTTTAATATGGTATTAGATAAATTTACTCCCGTTAATATGATTGAAATACGTTCTCCTCGATGGAAAGAGCGAACAATAGGTATTGCACATTACAGAGTTGGTATGCATAATTCAATCGAAATACAAGCTAAAGATAAAGAAGGTAAATTATATTATCCAAATACATATTATATGTCTGGTGAAGATATAAAAAAGCATGATATACAAAAGTTATATAGTGGTACAACATTATATTTAGTGCCAATAAGCGAATTAGAAATCTTAGAAAGGAACTAATCATGAATAAAGAATTAAAGAGTTTTGGATCATTTTGTGGAGTAATACTTTTAGTAGGATTTATCTACTGGACATACCACCACAATACTAATCAAATAAAACAAAATAACAATGTTTTAAATACAAATCAAACATTACAAACTGCAGATTCAGACTATGCAGATACTTACAAAAGTAGTTTTATTGAAAGTTGTAATAGATCTAGCAATTATACAAATATAAATGCTTGTACTTGTATGGCTAATAAAATGGTTACTACATATACAGGATCACAATTATTAGACATATCTAGCAAATACTTAAAAACTGGTGCAATACCGAATGAATTATTACAAGCATATAATTTTTGCGTAGGTAATTAAAATGTTTTGGTGGTTAGAAATATTAGTAGGATTATTTTTATTAGATATTCTACTGTGTTTAATAGCATTTATAATAATAAGTATCATATTAATTAAATATATAATAAGGAGAATTAAAAATGGCCGGAACCAAAATTGGCGGTAAAAAAGCTGCAAAAACTAACATAGAAAAATATGGCAAAAACTTTTATGTAAATATAGGTAGTATAGGTGGTAAATTAGGAACAACTGGTGGCTTTGCTGCAAATCATAAATTAGCTAGTGAAGCAGGTCGTAAAGGTGGTTCAATTAGTAAACGTGGTCCAATTAAAGTAAAATAAGAATAGTATATTAACATTTAGGTGGTGCTAATCAATCGTATAGCAGATTAGTTTAATGTCGCAGTCCTGCTTCTACTCTTACACAACTGTATTGCAAATATAAGAGCAGCCACTTTACAAATACCAAAATTCAAACTAGGGATAACTTTGTAGTCAATGCGATAGATTATAAAGCCCTAGTTTTTTATTCTTCAATATCGTGAAACATAAGTTGCATAATATATTCTGCAACTGCTTGAGCTGGATATTTTGTACCTACTACCATTACTTCAGGGGCAAGCAAATTCCAGAGTTCAGTAAATCGTTCTTCACCTAATTGATACTGACTTAACCACCAATCTCCACCTTCATCTCTTGAATCTACAACTACAATGCAATTAAACATTGGGTTAGTATTATTAACATATAATACGCAATTTGTCTGATTAAGTTGTTCACAGAAATCTCCTAGTTCATCAAATGTTTCAGCCCAGATAGGCATATCATCATCATCGTGTTTATTCATAAACGCACTATGCCAATCTATATCAGCATAGTTTGGATAGAATTCTCGCTTATCTCCATAACCAAATTCAAGTTCACCCATTATTAATACTCGTGTGGTATATAAAGTTTGCCATTAAATCGAGTCTGATAGCCATTATGCGTTTGAATAGTTATTTGTTGTGTATCAAAAGGTTTATCACCTTCTTGGTAATGAACTACTCCGATACCTTGTTGCCAGTTTTCCCAGTTCTGTACTGGCATATCAGTCATTTCATCAACTCCAGATCCATAACTAGGTACAGCACCATCTACTCGTGCTAGACAACCAAAGGATTGGGCAATAACAAATCTCGCTCCTGAGAAGTTCTTAGCCGTTCTGGCTGCGTATTCGTGCCGATGTATATGTCCAAACAAGGTTGATGTTTCTTCCTTACCTACAATGGCTGCAGCGGTCTTGCCTGCCGGGCGTACTAAATGTCCATGAATAGCTTTGAGCCGTTCATTAATCCAGTATTCATTAGCTGGATAACCACTTTTATATTCACATTCAACATCTGCAAGATTAAGCAAGAATGGTATTGTAAGAACTTTATCTTCAGTTCCAGCCTGACGCACTCCGTATAAACGTTCAGCATACTGCATAATATATTTAGATAATCTTAATTCGTGATTCCCTGCTAAATAAACAATTTTTGCATCTGGAGCATTAGCTCTGATTTGTGCCAAAAACTTATGCACATAATCTAGCGTAGGGTTAAGTGTCTGAGCAAATGTATTTTCTTGAGAAAAGCGTCCTAGTTGTGGGAAGTCTAGGTTATCACCATTTAGAATAACTTGGTCAGGTTTAGTATCCTTAATAATCTGTAACGCTACATCTAATGCTTTAGGGTCGTGTATAGGATCAAGAGTGCCATCTTCGTATCTTCTAAATCCTGCTTGTATATCTGGTAAAATAATAGCTAATTTTTCACTAGTAGATTTTTTAGCAATGCTTTTAGTAGGTCGAATAATAGTTGGTTTAGCCTGAGTAATAAACATATCTTCAGTAAGTTCAGTGGCTTTTGGAGTATATTGAACACTTAATAAGTCAGTAGTTTCAAACTCACCTTCTTTATTCTTCATATATCCTTGATATACGTTTACTCTGTTGATTTTTAAGATATCATTTGGATCTATACCGGAACGTTCAAAAAGGTCTGCTAATTTATCAACTTCTACTGATCTTGCCTGTTCTGGTTTTCTTTCCATATCAACCACCTTTCTAGCTTTAGCCCTATATTTATTTCTAGTTCTTCGGATACCTTCCCAGTCTAGCCAAAAGTATTGAGCTTTTAATTGATCATCTGGCATTGTCAGTAGGTTTTTTAAATCTTTACCAACCCACCTTTGTTTATCCATTTTAACCTCGATTAATTTGATAGATTTCTTGGTTTATTTTTGGGAACTAATTTTACTTTTTTGTTATTTCGCACAATATATAGTGGTATATCTTCAAAGTATAAATTAAAGTTTATAGATGTGATTTTATTGTATTTGTTAATATGCATTCAACTTTTTACAATTTTATGACCAACACCAACACCTGTAATTCCAAAAATTGCAGTTTCAATTAATTCATTCCTAGATATAACACCTTGAGCTACCAATCCTGAATAGACTATTCCTAAGAATATTCCGATTAGAGTTTTCTTTCCGTTTAATAGATTCCATAGTTTTAACATGATAGAAATTCCTTTCTTATAGTATAAAAAAAGGCACCTTAGTGCCTTTAATTACTTCTTTTTCTTAGTTTTACCAGCTTGTGACAAAACTATTGCTATGATTTGTTTTCGTGGACGGATTTTTCCGTTTGCACCTTTAGCTTTTCCAGTCTTTTTATTGTCAGCGTATAGTTCTTTAAAGTTAGCTTTAATTGCTTTCTTAGAACCGCCTTTTTTGAGTGGCATTATTTCATACCTTTTTTAGCTTTGGTTGCTCGCTTTTTACCAGCTACTGCCATTGAAGTAAACTTCTTAGCACCATATTTCTTTCGTCCTATAGATGCTGCGACTGCTGCTGGGTTTGAAGCACCACCTTTTGCTATGCTCTTAACAAGTTTAGCAAAACGTCCACCGCCACCTAGTTTCATTGATTTTTTAGTTTTCATAATATGTTCTCTTAACAAACTAGCACTTACCAGTTCCATTACATTTGCTACAAGTTTTTTTAACTTTTTTTACAGCCATGATATGCTCCTTTATTATTTATTGTTACCTTTACATTATACTCTTGTTTGACTAAGTATATAAATTATTACTTAATGCCAAGTATCTTTTTAATCAGTTTTATTACTTCTAATAGAATACCCCATTTTGCAGGTGGCACTACTGGATTTACTGGTGGTTCTACTACTGGTGGTGTAATTGGTTCAGTTGGTCTAGTAGGTGTATTTAAATCAGGTGTTTCTGGAACTATTGGAGTAGGTATTACATTAACTGGTGGTTGAACAATAGGTG